TTACTTATCTTTACTCCTCAAAATCATTGCCGCCACCTGTTCCCTTGTGGCAAATGCCTGTGGAGCTGTTCCGTCTGTTATACCTTCCGCTTTGGCTTGTTCCAATTCTTCCTTTGCCCAATCGCTTATGGGGAGGTTTCTTCTTTCCGCAAGCCAATTGTCCATAAATTTATTAAACTGTTCCTGTGTCATTTCTTCTTCCTCCTTGGGAGCTTTCCAGTTGTCCGTTATTTCAAAGTGTGGCATATCGGGCGTTACCCATGTGCCGCCCCATGTTATACTTAAGTTTTCGGCTATTCTGCCCGCTTTTTTTAATGTAGCTCTATCATACAGATTACTTCCGTTACAGGCTATATCCCACGCTCTGCGGTCTGTATGACGGCTGTGCATTGTCCATGTAACAATCTTGCCCGGCTTATTTCTGCCCTGTTCCCATAGTTCGTTCTGCCGTTTCTGTGAGCGGTATGTCTCGGTTATGAATATGTCCAACCCCTCCGCCCTGCAAGTCTCCATAAACAGCCTGCACGCCCTCTGCGCCAACGGTGTAAGCTCATTTATATCTCTGCAAGTCATTTGTATTGCCCCCTATAAGGTTCCTGAATAATTCGTATAATCCCGTACTCGATAATCCGCTGAAAAGTCCCGCAAGTAAGATTTCCGCGGTGAAGTCCATGTTTACCCATACATTAAGAACAACGCCTAATATACCCATGATTAAAGGGATAAAGCGGTTAATCTTATCACTGGGTATCATGTTTTTGATTATGTATCCTACGCAAAGGCATATACCGACAATAAGCGGTACTGCGTATTTTGTTAAATATCCTATATCCATGCTTATCACTCCTTATTTTCCAGATTACTTATTCTTATCTCGTGTTCCTGTAACTTATCGTCCTGTTCCTCATTGTGTTCCCAAAGCCTTTTGTGCGCTTCTTTGCTTCTGTTTGCTTGGTTGTCCATCTGATGTGCAAACTCATCAACCTTAACCGTCAATTCCGTTATTGATTTCGTCAGCTTTACAATCGGTGTAACGATTGAAATAATGCCGCCTATCAGCACAAAAAGACCTGCTAATATCTCCCATGTCATGGCGTTCCTCCCTATAAGAAAGGGCGGTTGTTACACCGCCCGACCTATTAAACTAACATCTTGTAGACTTCATGGATAAGCTCCATAGCTTCTTTCTTTCTGCCTTTATTCGGGTGGGAAACAGTAACTTTCTTACCGCCCTCGATATAGAACTTGTCCCCTCTTGCGCTTTCGATGACGTATGTACCGCTTTCGTCTTTACCTATGCCCCAAACGTCATAGTTTGTACCTTTGATTTTAGGCTTACCGTTTCCGTTTTCGATTTCATCTGTAATAACAAACTTACCGTCAATGCTTCCTGCTCTATCGGGGAAGTCTGTAACTTTTAACATACGTCCTTTTTCCGTTTCCTCTGCCAAATAGCAGAACACAACACCGTCATCGGGGATTGGTGTCTTAATGCCGTTTTCGTAGGTAAACATGTGGTGTCCGTCTTTTTCGATAGTTTTCATTTCGATTAATTTTTTCATGTGTATTCCTCCTTATTTATTAAATGTTCTGTTCTGATATTATGTAGTTCTTTTCTTCCGCTGTAATCTTTTCGCTTAAAGCCAAGTCCTCTATTTTGGATTTGGCAACACTTCCTTTTAAATAAAGCCTTTTAAGGCTCTCCACCAGTGTACTCATAGTATGCCTCCCTCTAAAAGTTCCTCTGTATATTTATCTATGGCTGTCTGCTGCGCCTCCGAGAAAGAGGTTTTAAGACTCTCTTCTATTCGGTCAAGCTGAGATGGTTGCGGTTCAGGTTTTGGCTCTTCACTAAGCACCCTATCTACAGTAGCCCTTATTATTTCCGTACCATCTTCATTTATTTGTACAACCTCTGTATACTCATGCCTTTTACCTTCATCGTCAATGTATTTTTTAACTCTCTCTTCGATTTTCATAACGCTCACCTCCTTCTAATAAACATAAGCAACCACCGCCGCACTTCCTGCGCTGTACGGTAATTCCGCTACATTTGTAATTGTTATAGATTTTTTAAACTCTACTTCACAACGCCCTGTCCTATCCATCCAAAGTTTATTATTCAGGGTTATTCCATCAACTGAAGCTACGACAGCCATAAACTGATCTGTATTTCCGCCTGTATTCGTAGAGAAAAAAACAATTTTTCCTTTGCCTGTAATAGTAACAGGCTCTTTTGCACTTGCCCCGAAGTTTTTTATCAATATAGGTTTTGGAGAATTAATCTTTATCGTTTGATTTATCAATGAATCTAAAAATGTATTGATACATCCACAAAGATTTGTATTGTTTTTATCATTTTTATTTCCAAGAACATCTTTAACAGCTTTCAAGCTCTGCTCTTCCGCTAAATATTTTTGCATAAACTCACTTCCCAATTTAATAACATACCGCTACTATAGGAGCAGCGTCTCCACTCGGATCCAGGTCCGTCCTAACTTCAACCGAATTTTTGAAGGGGATTTTTTCAGCGACCGTATTATAATCTCTTTCAATTGTGGAAGAGGCAAATTGCGATATCGGTTTTCCGTCTACATAGATTGAACTAAAATACCCATTGTAACCACAAACAAATAGATACCCTTTTCCAGTAACCTTAGTGCCTCTTTTATAATCGGATACTATTTTTATCGGTGTTCCAAAATTATTATCGTCAATGCCGCTTTCCAAAACCTGTAAAAGATATTTAGCCTTTGCCATGAGGGTATTGTTTATAACATCCGTTGGACCATCGGACATCGTTCCTATTATTTCTTTTATTAGCTCAACCGTTTCTTCTTTTCCCAGATAAATTTTAGCCATTTATTACACCTCATTCTGTCATGACATATATGCCGTTTGCGTCTATTCCAATTTTTGAAGTAAGCGCAAGTATACTGTCCAGTTTGTTATTCAGTGTTTTACCAGAACCTTCGCCAATGCTGTTTTTAATTTCTTCAACTGTCCTCTGGTCTGCCACCTGCGCCAATATATCTCCTGTTGCCATGTCTTACGCCTCCTTTACTCTCAATATGCCGTCTGTTCCAACTTCGAAGTATGCCTTTTTCGTCGGACTGCCTTCAATGGAGATGATGTTATTGTCCGTCCCCGTATTGGCCAACTGCCATAGTGCGTCGTCAACTATATCTGAATTTCTATTAAATGCACTGACATCAGCAGGATCAACATAATCCGGTTTTTCCATTTTGTAATGTGTCGTCTTTGTTGCCACTTTTCTTTCCCCCTTATCCGTTTACCCAATCCCCACTTTTTACAAATTCCCAATTATGAGTTCTGAAAAATTCCCATGTATGAGTTTTGACATCTCCCCATGTATGCAATTGATAAATAAACTCATATGGCAAGTGTGCAGGTTTGATTTTTTCAATAGTTTTTTTCAAATTTTCAATAAACGAAGGAACTCCGTAAATTTCCAAAAAAGCTATTTTTATTTTTCCGGAAGTGAACGATACATCAACACGACCTCTGTCCCACGCCAAACAAATTTCCTCTATCATCTTTAAAGTAAATTTTTTACCTCTTGTAGCCAGCCAATTTGCTTTTATATTGTTTCTTCGTTCTTCTATGCTTGCGCCGATCGGTGATGTAATGCCTAAATATTTTTCAAAAATTTCAATTCCAACCGTCCCCATCGTATCAAAAAAGAGTTGTCTTTCGGTTTCGTTTAACCTAGACAGAACACTTTCGAAAACAACCGCAACAACTGTATAAAAATCATCTACAAAGATAGCCTTTTGATAGAGTTTGTTATTATTCGTTATAAGCTTTTCTTTTATATCCTTATTCAACTAAGTTCACCGTCCCAAGTGTTGCTACTTCTCTGCTTCCAATCGGTATATTTGCCGTTGCTGAATTAATCGTTAAATTGCTGTAGTCTATAACACCGGGTGTGTTGAATATTGTATTTGCAATCAACGCATAACTAATATAGTCAACCGTAAACGCCTTTTCTTGCAGAATATTTTTTATATTTGTCTTTATTGCCTCTGATACATTTTGAAGCGTATAACCTTGCAACAGTGTCAATTTTCCATCAACATTCAGCCTTTTTTCTTTAGCTGCCGTAACAGTACAGTATGCGCCAGCAGGTGCTTGCCCTTCTCCTTTTCCGGCTCCCTGCGGATCTATATATCTTTGTACCGAAGATACAAGTTCCGGTGAGGCAGGAAGTCCGTCATTTCCTATAATACAAACTTCAACAGTATTGTCGCCGAATGCTAATCCAAAAGCTTTTGCACGGCCAACACCTGCCACCTCTAACGCCCATCGTTCGTAGTGTGCTTCGTTCCCCGAAATGACAGGTTTTTGTAATTCATCATAAAATCTTTGCTTCAATTCAGTATCATTTTCTTCTCTATAACCGTTTCTTGTCGGCTCATCATTTTTTACCGAAAGAACACCCGGAATTGAAACGGGAATTTTTATAATAGCTCCTGCCCCTACGTTTCCCTCCGCTCCTGCCTCCACCGCTTCTATTGGTACTTTGCCCGATCCCTTTATTATTGTCATTTTTGTTACTTCAAAAAGAATGTTATTCACAGTTGAAAAGAGTGTTCCGGGTTGGATTGTGGCAGTTCCGGCTACCATAACTTCTCCTATCGCCTTAACCGCAGACCGTCTGGTTATTCCTGTTAAATCGTATACTCGTTTTGTTAATTCTTCGCCTTGCAAATTGTCAATATCCAATTTAGCTTCTATTTCTTCCGCCCTGGTATACAGCTCTTCGCTTTCAATAGCTACTGAATTGAGTAAATCATATACAGGAAAACCTATTGTTTTTGCGTATGTATTCGGCATGGCTGTCAACATATCATCCAAAATCTGTTCAGATGTTTTTTGCACTTATACTCACCTCTTCCCCTGTGTAAAGAACAGCTGTAAAATATATGTTCAGTTCTCCATCGATGTTTTCTGCAGAAAAATTGATAATATTTTTTATGCAACGCACCATTTTTGAATTTTCTTTAATCTGTCTCTGAATTTCCGAATACAAGAAACCTTTTGGTAATGACTTGTAACCTATTATTTCATCAGTTTCTACTCCAAATCCGCTGTTTCCATAAACTGCATATTTATTCGGTAAAGTACGGCACATAAGTTCCAACCATTGTTTAACTGCTTCTGTCTGTGTTAATTCTTCGGCCACACCGTTCAAAAATAGGAATTGACGCTTATCAAAATCAAAACTCATGCTTCGCCCTATCCCTTCAACAGGATTAGGAGTTTGAACTGCCGCCTTCGCCTCTTCAATTGTTTTATTTTCAATAGGAAACATATATTTCGCCTCCTTTTTTATTGTAAAACATCAAAAACCACCATTTCGGACATTCCTATAATTAATACCCTTCTTCCGATATATTCTTTTCTTTCCGGATCTGAAATCATTTTGTTTTTTATGTCCTCTGTCAGTGTTAGGTTATCGTTTTCAGTAAAGACTGCAGCTCCGTCCAATGCTTCAACAATCATCGGCTCTTGTTTTTTTATCGTTCCGATGATAAAAGTGAGGCTGTTCCGGTTCTTGCGTCCTTCCTTTTTTATAGCTTTTGCCATTTTCAAAGCATAATCCTGCATTATACCGCCTCCGCATTTTCCAAATCCAATGACATTCTGTGTGTTGCTCCAAATGTATGTGTTACAGATTTCACCATATAAGCGCCTTTTAATTCGTATTTATCAGAAGAAAATAATAGCAGAACTCCTGCTGTTACCGCCTCAGAGCCAAGCATATCTCCTACACTTCTGGTCTTCTGTATATTTCCAAACTCCTTTAATGTGTTATCCGCTTTAGTCTTCGGATTTTCCTCATCACTGGACTTTTTAATAGTTTTTGTCAGCTTTCCAAACTTAGCTATAGCTTCATCATTCTTAGCAGTTGCAAGGACTTTCGCCGCCCCGTTGTCTTCCGAAACAACAACTATATTGTTTCTCATGTCTTTTGCACTGTCAGAGCCGTCCACGCTGCCCAATGCGTAAGTTATGTCCAGTTCGTTTCCCGCTTCAAATCGGTGCTTCGCAAAGGTCAATATTTGTGGGTATTCATATATATTCAGTGCTCCGTTTCTAACTCTCATAAAAAAATTTTTTCCGGTTGCTGCGGTTGAAACCTCAATAATTTCTTGCAGTATTTCAAGCACAGACTTTTCAATATATAATCCGTCGATCGTTCCGGACAGTGCCGGAAGGTTTCCGAGTGGCAATCCTGCCTTTGAACACAGCTGTTGTACAGCTGTTGTACATGGTGTTTTGTTGAACTGAATAATCACATCATTGTTCGAAAGATAAAACCCATAGTCAAAAGCGGTATACTCTCCCGATATGCTAGCTTCTATAATAATTCCGCTAAACATTTCTCTTGTATCGCCTATAACATCGATCTTATCTCCCGGTGTTATATTCGGGCATGAGGCGGTTATATATTTATCTCTCGGATTTTTTGCAACCGAAAAGGACAGTTCAACCGTTATGCTGTCCATATTATCCGTTATACTGACATTTCCGCAAAAAGCGGTAATATCTGTCGACCTGTTTAATATTATTTTTATCACGATATTTCACCGCCTATAAAAAAATATATTCTGTCATTGATACCGAAAAATCCGCATCGCCGTTCGTTCTGTATTTATACACAAAGTTATCTATAGATACCGCCATATTGAGCCTTTCAACACTTTGTTTGTCTGTTATCACTATTCTTGCCGGAATGTGCTCTGTCTTTATTCTTCGAAAAAAGTCAATGTAAGCCTGCGGATTTATATCAGCATACGGATTTACAAACGGATATTTTTTCGATGGGAAAAAGGACGATATTTCCAACGTTCGCAATCCAGGATTGCCTATCATTCGTATGTTGAATGACAGGCCGTTGTACGTTTCATTTGCCTGGTCTTCTGAAATTTCCCATTCCGGAGCTACGGGTAATACCATTATTTCAGCATTGTTATTTATCGAAAAAACTATGTCCATAATTTATACAGCCTCCAATGCCTCCAAAAATTCTTTTGCTATTATTCTTCCTGTTTCATGCGGATCATCTCCGCCTTTCACTTCAATTTTCAAATTATTGATTGTAACTTTTTTGCCGTTCGGGTGCATTTTGTTTGTCTTATCCGCAGGATAAATTTTTGCACCGGAAGGCAGCTTAATCAATTCGCCTCTTCCGCCCTCGTTTACTTTTGTCCAGCCACCTGCAAAATAAGGCGTTCCGGTTGCGTGTCCCGGTGCTTTTTCATCTTCACCCCATCCTGTTATTTTCTGTATTCCTTTTCCTATGAGCGGAATATTTGTTAATCCGTTTTTAAAATCGTTTATCTTTCCGCTTATCCAATCGAATATAGGAGATAACTTGTTTTTTACGGTTTCAAATGCCCCTGTAATAGCGTCTTTTATGCCATTAAATACCGATGTAATCTTATCCCATAGACTTTGAGCAGCCGCTTTTACTGTGTCCCAGTTTTTATAAAGTGCAACGCCTGCAGCTACAAGAGCACCTATTGCCGCAATTACGATAAATAACGGATTAGCTGACATTGTTAGATTAAGCGCACTTTGTGCTGCTTTAACACCTTCCGCAACCCTTTTATATGATTGCCACGCATTAACAATCGTTGATATTATGCTAAATGCTGTAAATGCTGCTACTAATCCGCTAAGCACAGGAATTAACCAATTTGCATTATCTTTCACCCACACAATTGTCTTCCCGAGAAAATCAAGCCCTTTTCCAAGCACCTCCGTTGCCTTTTGCGCTATCTTTTCAATAGTTCCGTCATTCTGCCACTTTACCAATGTATCTGCCAGTGTTGATATTTTTTGCCTCAAAATATCCAGTGCGCTTCCCTGCCTTACTGTTCCGTCGTCCATTATCCCGACTATTTTTCCGAGTGAATTTTTTACAACTCCGGTAACTGTCGACCACAGACCTTTGGTTGTTGTTGAAAGTTTTGCCATACCTCCCGAAAACCGACTGTTCATTACACCGACAAGTTCATCCATATCCTTAACGCCCTTGATTCCGAACTCTTTCATTCGTTCCCATTCGCCCGACTGTGCGTCAATTATCGCCTCTGTTGCTTGAATAATATCTTTTCCCGTTGCTCCTGCCATATCTCCGGCACGACCAAGCCATTCTTCCGCAGACATTCCCATGGCTTCAAATTTCGAAGCCGCCTCTACAAGTGCGCCGCCTTCAAATGGTGTTTTGTTTGCCATATCAATTGCATACTTCATTATCTCGGCCGCTCTTTGTGCATCTCCCGTGGCAGTCTCCAATTGTGCTTTATATGTCTCCATATTAAAAGCCTCTTTAAATCCTGTTCCGGCAGCAAGCGCACCCAAAGTTGTTCCTAGCTTGCCTATTGACTTTACAGCTGATGAGGCAACGCTTTTAAATTTGTCATTTGCCGTCTTTGCCCATTTATTAAGTTCTTTCGAGCTTTCTTTGATTTGCATTTTAGCTTTTGCAAGTTCTTTTTCAGTTCCTTGTAACGGCTTCGTAAATCTATCCTGCAACATCATTAGGACATTCATTTTTTTACTCATCTGCTATTCACCCCTTCCCATGATTCAATTTCTACTTGCATTGACGCTATATAGAAAAGCTGCTCCAAACTGTTTAAATTTTCCAGTTCCGTCTTGCTGTGCCCTTTTTGTAAATAGTAATGGAAAAGGGCGGCTTCTCCGCCGCCCTTAATCAGTTTTTTACCGTTTCAACGGCGTCAACCGTTCCTCCCCTATTTCCTTTTTTTCTGTTCAAGCCATACATCGTCATTATTTCAGCAGCCGCTTTTTCCATAAGATCCATATTTGACATGAATACTTTTTCAACGACTTCGACTGGCTCAATAACACCATAATTTTTCCTCAATTCTTCGTTATGAAGAATTTTACAGTGTTCATATATTAACATTGCTGTCTGCTCTGCGTTTTCTTCGGCATTTTCCCCACTGCCGTCAATAATCCTTGACACCGTTTTAATGTCCTTCTTCTCGGCCATGATATAATTTCCGTCATCATCAATTACTATTTTCACAGCCTTGTATTTATCTAAATCGGACTGTAGGCTTCTTGCTACCAAATCTTCAATTGTCAGCTTCATTTTTTCAGTCTCCTTATTTAATCAAATCTATAGGTTCATAGTCAGCAAATTTAAACGGAACTTCCTCTTCGCCTATTGTTGCATTTTCATATTTGAGAGCCATCACTTCATCAATTGTTACCTCTGAAAATGATATTCTTTCCGCTCCTAACGCTGTCGGGTCTTCCAGTTTGCCAATGATTGTTATCTCCGGCATATCACCCGATTTAATCCCCTTTGTCAGCTTTGCAAGGATTTTTGAATTAATCTTATGAAGCGTCATTGTACCTTCTCCGGTAAATCCCATATAACGCTGATGTTTTCCTAAATCGTTTGAAAGGTCGACTTCCTCATAATTTAGTGTCAGTTTCGCTTCAAAACTTTTAACATTGGCGAACAATTCGCCATCGATCCACACACGGCCATAAGTACCGCGAATTATATCATTCGTTCTAATTGTGTTATCAGCCATTAGTTACACCTCTCTCATGCCATTGTTATGATAAAATTCAAGTCTTCCATAGCGTCAAGCACCTTTATATTTGCAGTAAGATTTACAAATGATCTGAAAGTCATGTTCTTAACTTTTTGTTCATCCCAATCGACTGCCTCCGGTTTTCCGGTAGAAATCCAATCTTCTCTTTGTTTTTCAACATTAACCTGCGCAAGATTTTCAAAATTCGGATCTAATATGCTTTCTCTTCCAAGTTGTTTGAAATATACGTTAACCGCAGCGATAAACAGTACCTGGTTGTCATAACTATTCTTATACTTTCCGCAGTAGTAATCATTAAATGTTGCCACTATGTCTTCAAGTATTAAGTCCATAGCCTCTACAATTGTGATTTTCTGCATATCTGCTGTCTGGTCTTCTCCCAAGGTTGTCAGTGTATTAACGGCACGTCCAACCCTTACTTCTCCGCTGTCGTTCCAAAGTATAAATTCTCCTTTATTCACAGCTGCGTCAAGGTCTGCAGGCTCTGTTACGCTTTCCAGTTCCTGCATAACTGTGTATGTTGCTGCCCTTGTAAACGGAAGTCCTGCAAGAAGTCCTGCAATTCTTGCAACATAATTCTGCACAGGATATGCAGCTTCTGCATTTTTAAACTTTATAGCCTCGTTTGTAAAGTTGACGACATGCATATCGTCAGTTGTCGTTGCCTTATAGACAACAGCTTTTCGTTTCTTTCTTTTATTTTTAGCGTTTGTTTCTTTTATGTAGGCCGCAACTGCGTCTTGTTCTGTGCTCGTAGCATTTAAGTAGCATAACCAATTGAAATCTATTCCTGCAATAGCCGGTTTGGCGTCCGTAAATTTCTTGGCAGCTCCGATTTTAACAACATATACTGTTCTGGGAATACCGATAAATGCTCCGAGTATTGCTTTATAATTTTCAGCTGTATATTCAGTCTCTTTCACATCCGCAGACAACTCATATTTATTCGTTGTTGCTGTTCCTTCGGTATCGTCATTGACAATAACGCAAACAACGCCTCTTTCACTTCTCTGTATAGCCGTTACAGCTTTTTGTTTGAAGATTACCTCAATGTTAGGCATATTTTGAGCCATTTATATAACCCCCTTTTTTTCTTTAACTTGAACGTCAAGTTCAAGCATATCTTTTTTGTCCTCTTCGTTTTCAAGATAAGGATTAACAATGTCTATCTTTCCAGACAGTTCAACAGCCATGTCAGCTTTGTATATTGTCCCTTCTTGTTCTTCCAATGTATAATTGAATGTTTCATTTATTTTAATTCTGCCTTCAAAGGCAGCGGCTAAATTATCCAGCACTCCATATAGTTCGGCATACCCATTGTAAATTGATGGTGCAAAGTAAATTATTCGCAATTTGAACTCTATATGTTCCATCAATCCGAACATATCTCTTTTAATCTCATCAGCGTCAATGACAAACGCAGGGCGAGGTATATCTTCTTCAATATCTTTATCTATTACGGGTATACCGAAAGTTTCTTCAAGCCGTTTCGTTACGTTTGTTAATATGTCGGCCACTTCTGCCATTATTTCACCAGCCTTTTGTTAAATCAGTAATAAACGCCTCTGCGTCTTTTTCATATTCGCTTCCGAAGCTGTCTTGCGCTTTCGCTACTAAATGACGACCAACTATTCTTTTGCCGCTTTTAACATGATTAAAACCATATTCAAGCAAGTGCGTATGTGGTGCAAAATGTATTCTTGTTTCATAGGAATTAAGCGGTTTATATACATAAACCTTGCCACGCTTCAAATGTTTACCGTTGACAAGGTTACCTGTTTTTCTTCTGTATCCGTTTTTCAAATAAGATCTAATCCTATTCTTAAGTTTAATTCCCTCTTTTTGCATAAATTTTCTACACTCTTTCGGTGCAATATCTGTAGCAAGTCTGATCAATTCTTTATCCAGATTTTCATTCGTTTTAATTTTCATTTCAGCAAAAGCCATTATTCTAACACCTCACAAAAAATTTCTAAAGTGTTGTGTTGAAGATACGGATCCAAAATATATAAAATATCATATCTCTGTCCATCAGCAATAAACCACATTCCCGGCTTAATAATATCAGTGTATCTTGTTATGATCTTATGTGTTGTTCGTGAAAGTTTTGTTTCGGCGGTGCGGTTCAGCAAGCTTCCCGTTTGCGGCCGAACTTCTGCCCACAAATCTCTGACCTTGCGTTGTTTCCAAAGCGCCTGACCTATGGCATTAACTCCATCCGTCTGATAATTTTCCCAAAGTTCTATTTTCCTGTTTAACCTTCCTGCTAAATTCCGCATAGCCGCCGCCTCCTTCCATCATAAAAAATTTTTATCATGCAAATTCAAGATAGCTTTCACCGTTAAATTTTCGGTTGCCGTTTCCGCAGTTGTAGATCTAACATCATACATATCAGCCACCAGGGCGAACACGGCAATACTTATTTCTTCATATTCATCCATTTCAACATCTGTTAATGATGTTCTGTTTTTTATATAGCCTTTAGCGGCAGACAATGCCGCCGCTAAGAAATTATTTGTTGCCGGTTCTGTGCCGTCCGCCCTGACATAATCAGCCAGATCATTTGTTGTTATTTCTGAAACTTTCATGCCATATCACGCCTTATGCTCCCATCTTAAGAACCGCAAGTTTTGATTGGTCGATAATAGCTCCGTCTATTTCCATATAACCAATAACGCCTGTACCATACTGTGTTGCAAATTTTTCTTTGAGAACACTTACTTCAATTTCTTTGGACATGTTATATGCATAACCTGTCAAATCACCGTAAAGCATTACATTTGCAGAAGCCGCAAACTTTGGAGCATTATCCGAAATGTACACAGTTTTACCTAACATTCTGTATCCAGAACCATTTACCATATCAGGAATTAACAGGTACTGTCCATCTGTTGTCTTTAACGTCATTGCTTCTGTAAACGTTGAAGGATGCATAATCCATACTGCATTTTTCTGCGCTTCCGTCGGTATCGAAAGTTGTGTTTTAATAATATCGTCCGCTGTAAGTGTCTGCGATTCTGCTTTTACTGATTTTGTAACATTAGGGAATATACCCTTAATCTTTCCGCTTGCTCCGACTAGTCCTTCTTTTTCAGCAAACTCAGCTAAATCTTTAGCCATTTTGCCGACTATAAATCCACCAATATCAAAGTCGGAATTGTTGATAAGCCTATTTGAAATTACAGAGAGCGCACCGACAATATACGATTTTAACGATATTGTTTTCAGTTCTCCCGATTTCTCTGTGAGTTCTGTAAGTTCATCGACATACGTCGCAGTAATGGCACTTGTACTTTCATCATAGACAGGTATTGAAAGTTCTCCTTTTACATTAAATTTTGTAGCCCTATTGAAAAGAGGACTGATGTCTTTCATTTGTTCAATAATCATATTCGCTACGGTTCTCGGAAGAAGATCGCCATTTGTTCCGACTTTTAATGCCCTTGTTTCGCCTCTGCAGTACTTTTCAAAAGACCTAATTTCTTCGTCTTTTGTAGGGTCTTTAGGTTCCGGATCATCCAACGCTCTACGCTCTTCCAGTGCTTTTATTGTTCTTCCAAGACTATCAGCCTCTTCAATATAACCTTTGTATTCTTTTTCTTCATCATCGGTTAAAGCTCTTGTCTCTTCCTCTACCTTGTCAAGAATAGCAGCAGCCTTTATGAGTAATTCGTTTCTTTTTTCCTTGAGTTCTTTTATTTTTGACATTTCTTATACCTCCATTTTTTTAATATCAAGTCTCATTCTTTTTATTTTTTCAGCGTCATAGGATGGCTTTGGCGTTCTCAAAAGTATCTTTTCAACATTTTCTTCGTGCAAGCCTCTTGTTTCTAAGGTGCTTAATCCTTCTTCCCTTAATTCATACGATGTCCCTGCATATGCCGGCACACGATCAGAGAGAATAGACACTTCATTTAGCTGAATTTCTTTAAGATAACGGCGTTTAACTCCTTCCATAGTCCAATCGCCCCATTCATCTTCTATGACGTTGAAACCGAAAGACCAGCCTGTTATCCTTCCTTCATCGGCGGCTTCTATTACTTCTTGGTCAGTAACCTTCGCAACGGCATACAGTCCAATGTTGTCCTCTCGAACTTCTAAAGAACCGTCTGCAGTGCCGCCTATTACTTTTCCATGATTGAATTTCAGTTTGATATCTTTGTTTGCGTTGATAGCTTTGGAAAAAACTCCTTCTTTAACCTGTTCAACAAACCTCGTTCCATCCGGCAGAGTCATCACTCGGCTATCTCTGCATATAGCGTTGACATATCCGGATATTGTGACTTCTTTTTCCCTTAATTCTATTTTCATTCCTTAATCTCACCTCCTAATTTAAGTGTCTGTCCCATATTAGGAACGTATATTAATTCTTTTTCGGGATCGTATAATACGTCCTGCAATCCTAACTTAATAAATTTCAATCCTAAAGGCGGCTTGTTTTCCATTTCCCTTATCTCATCCGGCTGATAAATTCCGTTTACTACAGCCTTTTCATAACTTTCAAACCGTTCCGAAAGATTTCCTTTTCTTGCCTCATCCATATCAAATGCAAAGAATCTGTTATCTTTTTCTTTTTCCAGTAGAAGCGTTCTGTTTATTGCCGCCTCAATCGCTTTTGCAGGAGGAATTACCGCTGTTTCAAAAGTTGCCGTCTCTGTTTCCGGTGTTGCAGTTCCGGCAAGTACCGATGGAGCTATTCCAAACAGTCCGCATATAGCGTCATGGTTGTCTCGCCTCGCCTCTATAACTTGCATTTCTGCAGGTGTCGATGATAGCTCATTAAATTTAATACCCTCATTGAGTACCATTGTTTTTTCATCATCACCGGAATAGGCCGCATTCCACTTGAGTTTCAAATCTTCCAACGCTTTATCGGAAATTTTATTTTCAACCGACAGGTACCCTTTTTTCATTCCTTGCTTTCCAAGCATTTTTTGTTCAAAAAGCAATTCCGCATATGCAGTCCTTAACATTTCCGGATTATCATCCAGTACTCCACGCCCCGTTCCTCCGTCAACCGATGATCTAAGCGCAGTAAAAATATTAAAACTATCAACCCTATGTCCCTGCACCCAATAATTTATATACCTCTCCAAAGCGTTTGTGTTTGCGTTTTGGGTAACCTCTCCCGGTTGCAGATATATCAATTCTTCAATATCGTTATATCTACGCCTGATATACGCATAACAACTCCCATGTAGGATATAATCTTTTGTCAGCATTTTTTTAAAAAGAAAACCGTCAAAATATTCAGAAGGCTGAATGTTAAAAAGCCTTGTTCGTTTGTCATTCTTTATTTCTTTTATCTTTCCATCATTATCTCTCTCATACAGCTTTAGCGGCAGGAGTGCCACCTTGTTTCCGACATATTCAAGGCAAGCAGCTACCGCAGGTATTTCTTGCGCCTGTTTTTCTGTGATAAAGTAACCGCCATTCAACTGTGCAAGAAGCATGTCTCCAGTAATTTGACGTTCTTCTTGCTTTTTACCCTTTAAAAAATTCAGAAATCCCAATTTTTTCACCGCCTTCCTAAATCATCAGACCGCCCCAATGTTGTGCCTCTTCCAGTACTTCATTTTGCTGGACAAGGTATATAGCATTAATCAGAGCCATAAGCATATCCACCTTTCCGATAGATCGCTTTTTGTTGATGTACCTGTTTAAATTCGTATCGTATGTACAACGTGCATTTTCAAAATTTATTTCTAACAACTTATTTTCTTCGTAGGCAAACTTTCCTTGCAATATCAGCTCTTCAAGCCATTTGATAGGTGCATGCAGTACAGAAGAATGCTGTCTGACTATGATTGTTTCCAGTCCTTCTGCTTCCAATTTCTGTGCCGTTGACATAGCGTTATATCTGTCATATCCAACCCCAACGACATTGCAACCGAATTTTTCTTCTATGTTCAAAATATCTTTTTCAATGACCGAATAATCAATTACACGATCACCGCAAGCAGTACATTTTCCAGATGAAATAAACTCTTTATAATCAATACGTTCAAGTTTGCTTTTCTCTTCCAACCTATCTGCAGGAATGTAGGCATAAACATCAGCCAATACTCCACCTGTATTTTCATCATATGCCGCCATTGCAAAAGCCGAGTTATCTGTTGTCATTGATAAGTCGAAACCTACATACACGTTTCTTCCGGTCCAATCAATTTCATTCACTTTGCATTTTTGTAGGTCCTCAACTGCGATATAGCTCTCAGTCCCGACACCTTGATAGACTATATTGCAATGTTTTGTGAGAAAATTTTCACGTCTTGACGGAATATCAATGGCGTCCTGCCTTTTCTTTTTCAAGTCTTCCAGTATCTCCGGAATTTCCAACGCCAGTGGATTAGAATGGTATAGTACTTCGTCATTATCCATCCAGTTTTTTGTGTCGTCCGGCTCATATAAAAGAGCAAAGGTCATTTTATCGTCTTTCAATCCATCAAGAATTTTCTTTGCCGAAGCAACCTCTTCTTCCAAAGGATTGAACATCGTCGGATATTTTGTGGATATTATAAAACCGAGTTTATTAAAAACCTGTATTTGTCCGGAGCGCATAGCCTCTATTGGATAAACATTCGGCAGTGCTCCTGTTTCGTCAACTAAAAAAACTGCAGGCTGCCTTGTGTCCATTCTATTTCTGGAATAATTCAGCGGATAGAATACGTTGTCCGTTATTGAGCATTTGATATAATCTCTCAGTTTTTTAAACTTAACCCTGCCTTGATACGTTCCGGCAAGTGCCGGACTGCAATCCAATATCTCTTCTATCTCCGACTTGATAGCACGGCTTATAGTTCCGTCCGGAGCTACGCTGTACAATTTTGAAAATCTATCCTCAGTCAGCAACAGGATTATGAATATAACCGCAACAATAAAAGTCTTTCCGTTTTTTCTGGCAATTTCCAATACAGCATTTTGGTATCTTCGTTTACGCGGATCAGCGCGATAGACCACACACAACACTCCAACAATCAGCGCCCATTGAAATCCGGCCAAACAGTCAATCATGCTTTTTCCCTTGTTTAAGCCTTTTGGCATGATTAACAGTTTTAATATTTTGCAAATTTTGTGGTACTTTCCTTCGCTCAAAATAAATTCTTCGTCTTCGCCTCTTGCTATTTTTGCAAATTCTGACATTTGTTTTTTGACGTATTTGGGCGCAGATATTTTTCCGCTTATTACGCATTCCGCATATTCAACCGCTTTATTCACAACTCATCATCTGCCAACGCTTCAAGCAACGGATCAACTTCTTTTTCATTGATAGAGATCGCAAGCTTTGCCCTACTCTGCGGAGACAACCCCAGCTCGTTACACCCTCTATAAAAATCCTGTGTATACTTGGCGCGAGTATTCATCACTTCGCGATCGTACTTCATATCAGGTTTTGTCTCTATATCTGCGTCAATCTCGTCAAGCTTATCAATAGCTACCGCCGTCTTTGCTAATATCCAGTCGTCCAGGCTGCACAACGTCCCAGCATTGTTCAGACGTTTAACTATTTCTCTGAAAATCTTTTTTTGCCCTTTTGAAAGACTTCTCGGCGGCTTCGGTGCGTTCTCACTTTTCAATTTTTGTTCAGCAGCTGCACGGCCTTGTAATTCTTCTTTTGTCCGCGCACCAACTGCCATTTCTATCGGCTTAGCTGGACGTGCCAT